ATACGGACACTTAGTTGGATATTTATCTTTTGATATTAATTTTTGAATTAAAGCCATTTTACATTCCTCCTAAAAATTAAAAGAACAAGATTACTCCTGCTCCTTATTAGTTTCTTTAAGCACCTTTTACAGTAGATTGTCCAAAATAAAAAGACACTATCATTATCGCAACTGTAGTAAATTGTTCTTTGGCTACAACCTCAGTAGCACTTAGATAACAAAATACACTAATTACTAAGATGGCTATAATCTTTTTAACTTCAATTAAATTAGTTAGTTTAGTTGTTAGCTTATTCATATTAACTCACCTTTTCTAATTTATTTTTTATATCTGTAACATCTGTTTGAATGTTCTCAACTACATCAAACTTTTCTGCTAACTCTGAAATTACAGTTTGGTTTTTACTTATTATTTCTTGTAATTTTTCTTCTCTTGTTTTACTTTCTTTCCTCGTATCCATGAGTAACCATACAAATAATACTGCCCATGATCCTTGGCTTACTATTACTTTAAATACTTCACTTTCCATATCACACCTCTTTCTCATAAATTAAAAAGAACCTACATTTGTAAGCTCTCTAGGTTTATTATTCGTGTTATGTTTTGTTTAAGTTAATGCGCCTTAGTTATCAACTATGCAACAACTTTACTATCCATTATTCCCTTTAACTCTTTATATTGCTCTGTTGTAATTCTATCTGCAAGTAAGAATACATCTAGCTTCATTAACATATCCTCATAAGTGTAGTTTCCACCTTCTATTATTTTCTTGCATAATTTATATATCATAATATATTCCTCCTTAAATATTATTTATTTATTTGAGTCATAGTAACTAAATATTCTGTATTTAATAAGGTTTGAAGTTGTACCTCTGCTACCGATATTGTAGATGTTTGTTCCCTCTCTATTTCTTCAACAGCTTCTTGGGGAATAGGTGTCTCAACTCTATGTGATACTTTCTCACCATCCCTAGTATATTCTGTTATCCTATAATCATTTTCAATATACTCTCTTAATATTTTTAACACTTGCACCACCGCCTTTATTTTAATAAGTAGCTAATGTTATACCAACAAGTTCGACTACTCGAAGAACTATTATATATTTGTATTTTTAAGGAAGAATTAAAAGGGATTATAGAATTAATATTTAATATTCCACTACTTACATTGTCATAGCTGGTATTAGATTTGTAACCCCCAAAAAAATATACTGATGACATATCGCTATCTGAATAGTATAATTTATATTCTATCCCATCAACAATTATAATTCCCCCCAGAGAGTCATTTGAATAACCCCCGAGATATGTTTGAAATAGGGTTAAAACTCCTGCACCCGTAACACTCAAAAGGTTAGTTGCACGTGAAACAGAACAAGATGTACTACCATTTGTAATAATAGGAGTCATTGAAAAAATATCGTTTCCCCCACTAACTTTTAAAAGTGCTTGCGTGTCTAGTTTTACACTATCTAACGTTTCTTTGTCTGCAATATAAATTTCACCTGCCATTAATTAATCACCTCTCTATAATATAAAAGTCCATTATTTATACCAAGTTCATATTTCTTAGTTGTTGTATCATCTGAAATCTGTTTATTCGCCTTTTCAGCCAATGACGCATTAGTTGAGGTCTTAAATTCCTCTAAAGTTGTTCCATCTGCTGTCTTAATGTGTTCTGCCTTTAAATTTACATTACCAGTTTTACCATTTACGCTCTTAACTGGTACAGAAGGTATGTCTGTTTTTAATGCCCTCTTTGTGATTTCTACATCAATTATATCTGCATTGTAATTAAAATCATCAATATTAACTACATCTGTACCCTCGGGTTTCTTTAACCCTAAATTTGCAGTTGTTTGCATCTAATCACTCTCCTATTCATATATTTTTAAATCATCCCACGTTTGAGATTTTACATCATTCCAAATTAAATTTTTCTCTATAAAATCCCAAGTAGTATAAGTATACTTAAAAGAGTATCCCAAATGTGCTGGCTTAATTTCTTCTATTGCATTAATTAAACCCTGCATATTCTTTGGGATACCCCTTATTCCTATAAACCTTATTATAAAATTATAATTAGAACTATCCTCTATTACCTCAACTTCTCCCCCACTAAAAGCTTGTGCTACATTTTTTATCAGTTCCTTTGTTACTGTCCCACTACCTCTAATCCTAGCTTTTAAAATTTCTCTTCTTTCCTCGTAAGTTTTATTGATATCAGTTTCTACGTTGAATAAACTTTCAAATCTTGATAATCCCCATGTGGCTGTATCAATAAAAAACTGATTTATAGTATCTTCAATGCTATATTTTAATTTACTAATTTCAATTGAATTTGCATCTTGAATAGATTTCATAGTATCACAGTTGTGATAGTAATAAGGAAGGTATTTGATAAGATCTACTTTATACTTTTCTCCTTTATACTTTTCTCCTATATCATTAGGACTTGAACTTTTAGAATATTCTATAGTCCCGTAAATATTCTTACCATACATAAATTACACCCCCCTTAAATCATCCCACTTTATCGGTCCTACCTTCATAAAATCAGTAGCGTGTTTACCATCTAATGTGTCTGCATCCCCTGCTATATTCATAACCTTACATTTTAATGTCGCATAGGTCCCCCCACTCGGTAGAGTTGTTACGGTTTCATTTTGAAACAGTATATCCATAGCATTACTTCTCCCCGATTGATCACCTTTCTTTAAATCAACTATATCTATACAATCATATGCCTCTGTTTTATATATATATAAATCCCAAGTGCTTACTGCTGATTTTCGAATGTATGCAGATATATCCCCTGTTTTTGTAAAAGTTTCTATATTAGGGTCTGTACTATTACTATTTTTAAAACAGATTTCTAACTCTGAATATTGATTATTCCCCTTTTGTAAAACTACTAATACAATAGGTTGATTAACATAAGGTTGCTTTACCTTTAGTCTTAATATATGCATATAACCTACTACACCACCCCCATTTTTAGCGGTGTGTATGGTCATACCTCTTTTTAACACCACATCACCTGTTACAGTTCCACCCTCAATCGGTAAATAATCATGTGAGTGTGAAGAAGGTGGAAAAGATGAAGGTTTATTTAATACTCCACTCCACTCAACTTTTTCTGCTTTATCTACTACACCATCACCATTTGTATCATAGATAGATTTAGCCATATCTCCATAACCCGCATCTCCTAACTCATTTTTAGTTACAAATTTACTATTAGCCTCTGCCTCGGTATAATATCTATCATCATGAGTATGTGTTTTTTCCGCTTTATTACTTACTGTATTCCAAAGAGTTCTTTCTGCACTTGTTATATGCTTTACTGCATCTGTTATATGCTCTACCGCACTATTCCATTTATCTACTAAAACTTGTGTTATAGTGTCTATTATTGACTTATTGGAATGTGTATGTTTCTTAGAATTACTATCATTCCAATTTACTCTTTCTATATCTGTTATAAATCTATGTGTACTATCTTCTACTATCATAGTAGCATTATGAGTTGAAGGGTGGATATATTTATTTGCTCCTGTTTCAATTCCTGCTAATTTATTCTTTTCTGTATTGGTATAATCATTAGTAGATAAACCTTTTCCGCTAACCTTGTCTACTTTTTTAGATAACTCATTTACCATAGTTCCCGCAAAGTTTGCATCATTATTCAATGAATTTGCAATTTCTTGCAAAGTATCTAAAGCCTCTGGTGCAGCTCCTACTACCTCCTGTATTCTACTATCTGCTTCACTCTTGGTATATACCTCACTTTTAGTATATCTTTTATTTAATTCCCCATCTACATAGGTCTTATCTGCTTTTTTATTCTCTACTATTGTTACTCTGTTTTTTACTTCTGCTAACCCTAAATCATTAGCATTTTTATATCTATCAACTTCTTTTTGAGTGTTTACGATACTATCTTGGAGTTTATTTATATCCTCTGCCTCAACTGTATCGCCTTGTGTTTCATATGTTATATATACCATAGGGTAATCTGAAAAGATTTTTATTATATTTCTCCAAGGAGTTTCACTCGGAGTAGATAATACAAAGGTATTAATTTTTTCTCCTGTTAGTTTCTTTCCCGAATAGACATTTACAGATTTGACACTTACATTATCATGCTCCAAATAGCCTTCATATACACCTTCCCTTAATATAACTTCTTCTTCTATTACATAAGTGTGATTATCTAGCTTATTCAATTTTTCTATAAAACAATCTATACTTTCTGGATACATATTACACCTCCAAACTTAAGGAATTAAGTATTGGAATTTCTTCATCTTCCAAAATTATATTTGCATTGGCATCATTTAATAGAAAGTTACTATAATCTATAACTCCTTCTGTATTAAAAATAACATTTCCTATGCTTGCATAACTTATATAATCACTTTTAAAAGTTGCTTCTTTTAAATATCTTCTTAGGTTATCTTCTATGCTATTTTGAACTTGAATTAATGTGTACTTTTTACTATCTATTACTATTTTAACTTTAACATTAATTTCTTTAATAATAGGACTCTCTACAGTAACATTTGCACCTACAGGTCTTATTGATTCTATGTGTTTAAATACTTTATCTTCTAAAGTTCTATCTATATCCATATTATTATCTAGTATCAGAACTTTTACCGTTCCTGGACCATTGGCTAAAGGAAATACTTTAGCTTCACCTACTCCCTCAACTTCTAATGCCCAATGTTTATAATGATTAGCATTGCCACTTGTTGCTGGCCTTTGGATTTGAGTGTAAAATCTTCCTCTTAAGTTTTCATCGCTTTCTACATCTGC